GGGCCTACGCTGATGGCGATGTGGTGGAACTTGACGCCGAGTTGGGCGGCGAACTTGTTCGCTGCGGGCACGCTGTGGTGAGCGGGGCGGTTGGGGCGGATGCCCCGACCGCCTCCGCGTCTTTGGTCGCGCCAGTCCCGAAGGGCGGCGCGACCGCCGATAAGGCGAAGTCTAAAAAAGTGTAGGTGCGTTTTGGCCTACACGACTACTGCGATTGCGAAGGTTTACTTAGGCCTGACATCGGCGGCCGACGATACGCTTATCGGTACGCTGATTGTTCGCGCACAAGCGATGATTGACAGTTTTTGTCATCGGACTTTTGAAGCTAGCGGCGACACGACGAAGTATTTTGATATGCGCGCCGACACGGGCGAGGACCGGCGGCGCTTGTATTTTAGCGAGGGCTTGGAGCTTGCGCAAAGTCCGACGACGGTCACCAACGGTGACCAGACTGTTATGACTTTGAATACTGACTTTGTTGTGCTGCCTGCTAACGACGCTCCGTTTTATGGATTGGAGTTGCTTTGGGGCGGCGTTATGAACTGGGTTCAGACGAGCTCTGGGAGCTCGCAGCGTGCGATTTCTGTGTTGGGCCGTTGGGCGTACTCCGTGAGTGCGCCGGGTGATATTGTGGCGGCAACGGTCCGGCTTGTCGCATTTCTGTATCGGCAACGCGAAACTTCTGCTGACTTTGACAGGCCGGTGAGCGTAGCGGATGGAGTTGTGTTGTTGCCTGGGCGATTGCCTGCTGACTTGGCGGCGATCTTGCTTCCCTACCAGCGGCACGGGCGTTGAGTAATATCCGGGCAATTACAACTGCTTTGTCCGCTGTGGCGGTGAGTTACACTGCGGAGCAGGGTGGGACTGTGACCCCGACTTCGTATGATATTGTGGATGTGGCTGGCAGTATGCCAGCCGGCAATTTGCCTGTGCGGTTGTGGGGAGTTGCTCGCGGAGAGAGCAACTCGCAATTCTCGCAGGTATCTGCGGGCGTTGGTGATGGTGTGGTACGGCATTCGATTTCTGAGTTGTGTTTGATTGAGGCCGTTGGATTGAGCCGCGTGCAGGATGAGTGGCCGGATTGTATGCGGTATTCGGATGCGGTGAATGTGGCGATGCAGGCGGCTCGTGCAATTTATGCACGGAGTGAGATTACCGGGTTGGCGACAACCCGGGGTGTGTTCGAGTGGCCGGAGAGCGGCGGTGATTTTTTCTACGGCACTCGGACGGTGGTGTATGTGACTGAGTACCAATGAGGTGATGCAATGGCTGTTTATACTGGAAAGGCGATGGTGGTTACTTTTGGGTCTGCTTTGACCCATGTGCGGAGCGCGAAGGTGTCTCCGTCCATTGACCAGGTTGAGATTACTGCGGCGGCTGATACGGCTAAGACTTATGTTACGACTACGACTGGCTTTGATTGTTCGGTGGAGATGTTGCATGACGACACGACTGAGTTGTTTGATACGGAGCTGGCTGTGGGTACCTCGGGTACTTTTATTTTGCAGCCTGAGGGTACGGCTGCTGGGACTGTTAAGATTTCGGGAACTGCGATTGTGACTGCTTTTGAGTTTAGCAGTTCCTATGACAGTCCGGTTGCGGCGACCGTGAAGTGGGTTGGAAACGGTGCTTTGACGGTCGGCACGACATAATGCGGCACGAGGGTTTTGGCATTGAGTTAGTGTTGGCGCCGTTGAAACAACGGCAGATGGAATTGTTTGTGTCGAAGCTCGGTGACGAGCGTTCTATGAACGCGGTGGTTTACCACGGAGCCGTGGTTCGAGCGGCTGTGTTGGCTGGCTGGATTTCTCAGCCGGCTTGGGCGGTTGAGGATGTGGATGAGTTGGAGCCTTTGTGTGTGGCTTGGGTTGCGGAGCAAGTGGGTCTGGCGTGGAAGCGGGTGATGGAGCCGGACCCAAAAGTCTGATTGCGGCAATGCGGGTTGTGACGGCTGGGGGAGCTGCGGATTACTGGCTTCGCTTGGCGTGGCAATGTCGGAACTGGAATTGCTTGCCGGAGGTGGGTGGGTTGCTCGACCAGCCGGCTGGGTTATTGGATTGGATGAGCGCGGTGCACGAAGTGCATCGCGCTTTTTCGGTTATGGCCTCTGAGCGTCCGCTGATGGATGTTGCGCGCAGCGAGCCTGGTGTGTTGCGGACGGTGAGGCGCATCGAGAAATTGGAAGTGACGCATGGCTGAAGTTGATATTCGGATTGCGGCGCAGGATGCGGCGTCCGGGCCTTTGGGTGCAGTCGGGCGAAGCGCCCGGCTGATGGGTGCTGACTTTGATGTTGCTGATATTAAGATTGCGACAGCAATCCGGCATTTGCGTGAGAATGGGTCTTTGGCCTCTATGGAGTGGGGCGGGTTTAGCACGGCGTACTCGGCGGGCTGGACCATACGCACCACGGCGGCTGCGGTTGGTGATGCGGCTTTGCTTGCATTGGAGGGCGCGCAAAAATTGCGCGGCACGACGGCGGGTACTGAGGAGGCGGGGAACACCGTCCTCCGGATTAAGAATTATACGGATATTGGTATTGCGGCTGCGACATTGAATGGCTTTGGTTCTGTGTTGCATGGGTATTCGTATGTGCGGCTGGGGCAGCTTGGTACCTGGTGGGGCAATACGCGCAACTTGATTGTGGGTATTGTGGATAATGATTTGGGTACGGGTATGGGCCGGCTATCGGGTGGGCTTGGTGGTTTGGTTGTTGCTGCCGATACGATGGCTAATCGTGTCGGTGCTTCGTTTGGTCGGTTGGCTAATTCTGTTGTGAGTGAGTTGTCGCGTGCGCTTGGCGCACGCGATAGTTTTGTTGGTGGGCTTGGTGTTCCTGGTGTGGGTGGTTTGGCTGTTGCGGCTGATGCTGGTACGGTTGTTAGGATTAGTAGTCCGATGAGCAGTGCGATGACGCAAATTTTCGATGGCGGCTGGCGGGATGACCCTAAGATTTTTGCCGCTGATGTTGCACGGCAGCAATTCTTGGGCGATCGGTTTGGGGAGCCGTGGCCCACGCCTAAATATGAGGCGCCTCAGTGGTATTTGGACACGACTGATATTGACCAGGGCGGTGATCAAGTGTCGATGGGTGGTGGGTATCCGAGTTGGTGGCATTGGCCTTTGCCTTATACGAGTTGGCAGGGTGGTGCTGGGTATGTTGGTCAGGGATTTATGCCGAATGCTAAGTCTACGGACCTGCCTATGTTTGACCCTCGATTGGACCAGGCTTATAGCGATCATGATAAGCGGCAGGCGTATTATATGGAGCGGGGTGTGCCTGATAATTTGAAGGGACCTGGTAGTCTTGCGTGGGGTAGTCCTAAGACTTATCCGGGTTTTTTTTGGTCTGATGAGGTGGAGCCGTATGGTGCCTATATTCCGTATGATGGTTATTTTCCGGCGGAGGATGACCCGCTTGGCCCTGATTTGGGTTTGTTTATGGAGTATCCTCCCTTTCCGCAATTTCCGAGTGGGCCGCCTCCGCCTTCGCGTCAGCGTGCATCTGGCGGGTCTGTTACGGGTGGCACCCCGTATATGGTGGGTGAGCAGGGACCGGAATTGTTTGTTGGTTCTGGGGGCGGTGGTCGGGATTTGAATGTGCGGACTTTGAATTTGTATGGTGTGCAGGATGGTGCGGCTTTGTTCGATGTGGTGATGCGCGAGGCCCGTTCTCGCGGTGTTGGCATTGGTTGAGTTGGATTTGAATTATGCCCGATATTAGTATTCGTGTAGCGGCTCAGGATGAGGCGTCCGCCGCGCTTGGCGCGGTCGGTACGAGTGCGCTTACTCTTGGAACTAATTTTGAGACTGCGGATGTCAAGATTTCTGCGGTGGTGCAGCGTATGCGTGATGGAGCGTCTTTGGCGTCTACGGAGTGGACGACCTTTAGCACGGCGTATGCGACGGGTTGGACTAATCGCACGACGGCGGCGACTGTTGCCGACGGCGTGTTGATTGCATTGGAGGCGGCGCAGAAAATCCGTGGTACGACTGTGGTGAACGAGGAAGCCGCCAATACTGTGTTGCGGGTCAAGAATTATACGGACATTGGGATTGCGGCTGGCAACTTGGATTATATGGATGGTGTGCGGAATGGTAATGCGTATGTGCGGCTTGGACAGCTTGGTGGCTGGTGGACTGCGGCGCGGGACACAATCCTGGCTGTGATTGACCGGTCTTTGTTACCTGGTTTTGATCGGTTCGTGGGTGGGCTTGGTGGTCTTGTTACCGCTTCTGATAATACCGCGTCTGCGGTGGGTTCTGCGTTTGTGCGGATGGCGAATGATGTGGTGCGTGAAGTGGCGCGGGCGCAGGCCGCGCGCGATGCGCTCGCGCGAGCTGCTGCTATTCCGGCACCTGCTGGTGGCGGTGGTGTGCCTTTGTCTGTGGGTGCGGGTGGCGGAGGCGGAGGCGGGTCCGGAGCCGGAGCCGCAGCGGTGAGTGGCGGTGGTATGGCTGGGTCTGTGGTGCCGAAGGGTGGCGGCTCTGTTGTGTCGAGTAGTATTAAGAGTAGTGCTTTTACGGCGATGGCGTTGCATGGTGACCCTGGATTTGGGGGTGATAGCGGTAAGGGGACTGATGAGCCCGGGTACGGGCGGTCTGGTTTTGCTACTGGGTTGGACCGGGGTAATGGGTCTAATAATGTTGGGTCCTGGGGTACATCGGTGAACTCGCTCGCGTATCCTGGGTTTGAGCAATTTGTTTGGCCGCCGGGCGGGCCTGACCAGGGGTTGTATGGTGATGGTTCGATGACTGGTGTTCGTGGTCGGGCGTCTGGCGGCCCGGTGACTGCGGGTTCGCCGTATGTTGTTGGCGAGCAAGGGCCCGAGATGTTTGTGCCCTCAGGTTCGGGCACTATTATTAGTAACGATGCAATGGGCGGTTGGTCGCGGGCTTCTGGTGGCGGGTCTGTGAATGTGCAGACTTTGAATATCTACGGCGTGCAGGATGTGGGTGCTATGTTTACTTCCGTGTTGCGCGAGGCACGCGCGCGTGGCGTTGCGATTGGCTGATTATGGCGAAGCCTGTTTTTACTTTTCTTGTTGACTTTGACGGCACCGGCGCGTTTGCGACGGATGTCTCGAGTGTGGTGGTGTCTGCTGATTGGCAATTG